GAGTATAGTGCCTGTCTGCTCTGCATAAGTTGCCCCTAAAGTAGCATTTACAAAAATAACCAATTCTGCTGATGCATTATAATATCTATTTCTTGAAACACCTGTAATCTGTACGTTATTTAAAACAACATTACCTGCTGTATCTGTAAGTGTAATATTTTCACCAACCTTATTTTGCCACCATCTAATACCTGCATTTGTCTGTCCTGATGGTACTAAAATAAAATTACTTCCTGCTGTTCCACTCCAATTAATAGATTTAGCTGTTCCATTATAATAAGGATTGTCTTGTAGTCCTTCAGCTACATTAGCAGCAGTAGAAAATGTTGTTGTATTAACTTTTGCTATTGGTAGTCCTTTACCATATTCATCATTTGTTATGTAATCTAAAAAACATAATGCTGCATTATCTGACCATTCATAAGTAGATACAGTTCCAAATGTTTGGTTGCTATCTCTAGGATCAAATACTTTTTTACCCTTAACCTGTACTGTTAATTGTGGAACTCCTGACCACATTCCCTTTTTATCATAACCATAATGTGCTGCTATATAACAAACGCCATTTAGCTTATGTGCTGAAGTCCAGTTTGACATTGAAGCAACTAACATAGGATCAGCAGTTTGTGTAGCAGCTCCATGATGTAAGTTCATCACATATCTATATTTAGCTGTTGGTGAAGTTCCAAACCCACCATTTCCAACATCTGTACCAGTACCATTTTGTGAAACAGTATTTAAAGAACCTGATCCTGAACTAATTTTATCTGAACCTATATAACCACCATCCCTAAATCTTGCAGAATCAGTAAGAGGATTGCCATCTAGTTCAATGGTTCTGCCTAATATTTCTTCACACTCTCCAACAGCTAAAGCATAGACAACATATAAATCTCTTGAATCATTTGAATTGGTGTCCATGTAGATTATTTGTGCGCCTACTCTACGAGTACCATAAATGACTGGTAACTTACCACCAGCAGATGTTTTGTTTGCAAGTATGTCTTGACCTTTTGCCAAGCATTTGCCTTGCTTGCATAAATCCTTTTACGCCAACTGCAAGTGTTATAGCTTGTATTGCATACCCTATCTTTTGTAGTGTAGATGCAGCTTTCCAAGCAGTTCCTATGGCTTTAAAAAATCCTACTATGGCACTAAATACACCCATTACTGCCCCCACCTAACATCTTCTTTTACTTGTGTTGCAAACTCCATTCCCTTATCACCACTACTAAAGGTTTGTTGTGATTCATCAGAAAAATGTCTACCCTTAGTTAAGTTCCAATTTGACCAATGACTAGCAACAGTCATATTAAGAACAGAATCATTTATGTTTTCTTGTATAGATACATTCCTTACTTGACCTGTAAAATAATTTATTGCACCTACAATAGTTTCACTAGCATCAAAATAAGCTATATATATTTCTACTGTTTTATCTGTAAATGCACCAGTTTGTACTAAAGACCTAACCTGATCTGTAATATTAGAGAATCCAATATTAATTTCATCTACTTGTAATTGACCAGTTTCAGCAGTTGCATCTACTGATAAAAAAGAACCGCCAGCTTCATAAGTATTAGAATCATAAACAACATTAGTATAATAATCAGTAAGCCTTATTATTGATGATAGATTTAGTTCAACTAAAAAAGCTGTTTTAATTGCTGTTGATGATACTTGTGTTTGTAAAGCAGTAGATAAGGTTCTTGGCATTAGGTAATAACCTCTCTAACATCAAATGAAATAGTATATAAACCACTAGCATCTGTTGAATACATAATCTCATTGTTTTTAAGATATACAGTAAAACTTGGTTTATTTACAGTAACAGCTTCATTATCAGCTAGAGTAGTTATAAGATTTGGAGATATTAATACAGTCAATGCACCTGATCCATCTGAATCAATATCACTTTGTACCATATAAACTTTAGTATGATTTGCAAACTTTATAAGATCACCAGCTTTTAATGCACCAGTTGTATTTGCAGTAAAACCATCAAGTGCAATAGAAGCATCAGCAGCAGTATGAGAACCTGCAACTAAAATATCTGTTTCGCCTTTTGATGCACCTAAATTATCTAATGGTGCTTGTATTGTAAAATCCTCAAAAGAACCTTTTTGTTTTTGTAAGAAAGCAAATATCTCTTGTGATTTCTCTTGTGTCATAGGTGGCATCTGTACTGTAAATGAAAAGTATTGAGAGCCTATTTGTCTAACCTGTTTTTTACCTGATAGTGTTTGATTTAAAAGTGTTGGTCTATTATCTTGAAACTGTAAGGCTCTAAATAATGGATTTGTTGGAAAAGCACCTGACATTATACAACTCCCATCTTACCTTGATTGTTCATAGCATTATTTATAATGCTTGTTATTAAACCTTTTCTTGATGCTAATAGTTGATCNAATCCTGCTGCATCTACAGTAGATATATTAAAGTTTACTGTAGCTCCCATACCNTGTCCTTTAGTGTGATCTATAACAGTTTCGTTGGGATGTAAAATTGCAGGAAAGCCACCCTTGCCATCTATACCACCTGCTCTTGCTCCCATGCCTGTATAACCACCGCCTGCAAAACTACCACCTGAACTACCACCACCGCTTGATGGCGTGCTACCGCCTGATGAACTTCCTGAAAATAAATCAAAACCACCTAAGAATTTTCTAAATGGATCAACAATTTGTGCAACTACCATTTGCTGTATAGCCACCCTTAGTAGTTGTTCAACAACATAATCTGCAAAATCCTTAAAGGCTAGTTTGCCATTTTTAAGACCATCAATAATACTATCTTCAAATTTTTTCATTGAACTAACAGCAACTTGATCTAAGGCATTACTTAATGAATCTTCGCCTGTTAAGTTTATTTTTAAAAGCTGTAAGTGCGTTCATTCCATCAAATGATTTATCTACAAGTTTTTCTTGTTCTTCATTAAATGTTTTAGTTACATTAGTCAAATCTGAGATTGATACTTTAAAACCTCTTACATTATCAGCAGCTTTTTGTGTTATATCTGTAAAATCTGTTTGTTTATTAAATGCATCTTGCATTTCTGCTGTATTATTTTTGAGAGCTTGTGTAGCATCATTAAATTCTTGCTCATAATCTCCCATAATGTTTAAAACAGATAAGACTGCAATTTTTATCGCTAAAAAACCATTTGCAAGAACTCTCGCTGAAACTTCAACTGTTTTAAAAACTTTGTTTGTAATGTTTTGAAAATTACCAAAAGTTTCAATAATAGATGCAATAGATTCTATTACACTATTTACAACTTTAACTGCCAAACCTTCAAAACCAAGAAATTTACCTTGTATGGCAGCAATTTTATTAGCTATTGTTTGTCTAAGCTGTTCAAAGACTGGTAAAAAACCAATCATAATTTGTGCTTTTACAGTTTGTAGCTGTAAGCCAATAACACTTACTTTATCATTAAAAACCTCAATAGCTCTTATAGACTTATCACTAAGTACAAGACCTAGTTGCTCTGCTCTATCAATAAAACCTTTTAAACCCTTTTCACCTAAATCTTCTAATGCACCAGTTAATAATATACCTTGCCTTCCAAATAGATTGGCTAAAGCTGTTGCTTTTTCTGTTTGTGAATTTAATTTTGTAATACCTTTAGCAGTTTCTTCGAGCAACTGATCTGTTGTTTTATAATTACCATTTTGATCTGCTAATTCTACATTTAATGCTTTAAATATATCTTTTGTAGTCTTTAAACCTCTTTGTGCATCACCAACACTTCTTGCAAACTTTTCTAAAGCCTTATTACCACCCTCAATACTTGTACCACTTTCAAGAGCAGCTAAACTAAATGCTTGTATTGTTGATGTTGCTAAACCAGTTCTTGTAGCTGTTTTACCTATAGCATCTATAAATTCAAAAGATTTTTTAACAAGAGCAGCAAACGCTAAAGCAGTTGCAGTAACAGCAACAGTAACTCCTACCATAGCCTTCGCAACACCAACACCTGCATTTTTAAGTGTACCTAGTTGCTTAGTAACTTTATCAAATTGT